GACAAATCCCCGATGATCAATGAAAGTGAGTGTCTCTGTTCCTGATGCTGTGGCGCTTGTATCTAAAATAACTGAATTGTTGATAACAATTTGAGATACTCGTGCATTTGTTGGAATTGCATTTCCAAACACATAATTACCAATTTCAATTCCAGATGTATTCGAAATCGTTATAACTTTCGACGAGTTAACAGTTGTTGCTGTTGTAGTTGCCTTCGTGATAGCATCAAGAGATGTTTTTGGTTGATAGGTAACATCAACTTTTTTAGAAGTTTGAATTCTTACATAATCATTAGAACTTGCTGTTCCTCCGATTGTACCCCCACCAAAATTAATTGAATTATCTAAGAAGATTGGAAAAGAACCTTTTGCACTATCACTGAAATCATAATTTAGATCATAAAGGTATTGATATCTAAAGAAATCCGCAGTTGATGCCCCTGGTCTTAATAAAACAAAACTAATACTTCTTTGAGCACCAATGGCATCAACTGACTGTGGAACATAATATCTGAATCGAATTCTATATCTTTGATAGGCTTCAAGTACATATGTGGTATAATAAACTCGGGTACTTTGCCCGATTGTTTTGAAGAAAGTAATATTTCCACTTACATTGGAAGAAAGTGCATATGTGCTACCAGAAGGTGGTAGAAGTGTTATAACGCCACTATCTCTATCATAAGAATCAACAGTTGTTCCAGCAACAATACCAGAAGCAGAGACACTTTGCCCAATACCGATATGTTTTGTATTTGCAGGGCTTGCTAGTGTAATCGTATTTGTATTAATGCTACCTGAACCAGAAAAAACACTGGATAAACCAACTCTTGATGCCTCTGTGTATGTTCCAACACCAGAAACATATCCCTCAGTTTGAAAATCGACAGTTAACAGTGCGCTTCCATTCACATAAAAAGTATGTGCTCCTGTATCTGTTGGAATAAAGTATCCTTCCCATTCTACACCACCATTCACGTCAGATGATTCTGGAGTGATTTTTCCACTATAAGTGAATTGCCCAGCTTCCCAAAAGTTATCAACTTTAAATGGGCTTCCAGAGAAAATATTTGTTGTATTTTCAAAAACTTGAGTTTTATCATAATATTTTGCTGTTAATCCCCCACCTCCATTAATTCTAGGTTCTCCCGAGAATGATCTAAATCTATCTAAACGATTTTGATATGTAATTCTTGGGAAAAATGATTGGGTAACTCCATTAGAATCCGTGAATACTTCTGCACTTCCTATAATCTGTCTATATCCATCGTTTGTTAATCCATTAGAAAAAATATTTCTAATGGGATTTAAGTCTTCTGAAATAAACGTTGAATTGGCATCATCAACAAGAGTATCTAAAAGATTATTTAATGAAGCGGTAGGATCTGAGACATCGGATAAGTTTCTATCTCTTCTTATTCCAATTCTTTTGTATGTCTTTAATGCCATTTCCGTTTTTTCTATTATTTATTGTTATGAGGACACTTTAAGAACCGTCCACTGGGTCGCACCAGGAGCGGTTTTCTGCTATAATAGTCCTATACGCGATGAGACCTGTGATTCAACTCCGACCTCACCAGCAACGTGCTCTGGATGCTCTGCTGCAGCATCGTAAAGGTCAGATCATCATTCCGACTGGCGGTGGTAAGACCAACGTTGCTATCTTTGATGCTCTTCGTGAGTTTCAGTCTGATGCTCCTAAGACCATTGTAGTGGTTGCTCCTCGCATTTTGCTTGCCGAGCAACTCTCTAGTGAGTTCCTTGAGTTTATCACGACTGCTGCTGTTCTGCACGTGCATTCGGGTGAAACTCATCATCAGAGCACGACCAAACCTTCTGAGATCTACAACTGGTCCCGCCGTGCCTACAAGCATCAACTGATCTTCACCACCTACAACTCTCTGCAGCGCCTGCAGCAAGCAGATCTTCACGTTGATACTATCTACTTCGATGAAGCACATAACAGCGTTCAGCGTCATTTCTTCCCTGCCACCGAGCATTTTGCTTCTGCTGCTGACCGCTGCTATTTCTTCACTGCTACTCCTAAGCATTCTGCTACTGTTTCCAAACCTGGTATGAATGACGCTGCCGTTTATGGCAACGTGATTTGCAATGTGCCTGCTCCCGAACTGGTGGACGGTGGTTTCATTGTTCCTCCTAAAGTTGTTGTTCAGCAGTTTGAAATGCTCTCCAAAGGTCAGATTGTTGCTGACGTTGACTGTGAGAATCTGATTCAGACCATCGATGCTCAGGAAGTGGGCAAGGTTCTGATTTGCTCTAAGGCAACCAAGCAGATCGTTTCCCTGGTTTCTGAGACTGATTTCTGTAAGCAACTGGAGGATCGTGGTTTCTCTTGGATGTATATCACGTCCAAGACTGGTGCCGTGATCGACGGTCAGAAGGTCAACCGTGAGGTGTTTTTCGACACTCTCTCTGCTTGGGGTAAGGATGACTCTAAGAAGTTTGTAGTTCTTCATCACAGCATTCTGAGCGAGGGCATCAACGTGTCTGGTCTGGAGGCAGTGCTGTTTATGCGGTCGATGGATTACATTGGGATCTCTCAGACCATTGGGCGGGTCATTCGCCTGCATAAGGACGATGCAGAGGGTCTCAGCAGCGGCAGGATCGCCCCTGGTGCCCTTCAGGACTACACCAAGTCCTTTGGACTGGTCTGCATCCCTGTCTACTCTTCTGTGGGCATCAGCACCGCTAAGAAGGTGCAAGCGGTGGTTGATACCGTCTTCAATGAGGGTCTCCCTGCCATCAGCGTTGTCAAACGCTGATTTTTCTGCTAAACTACCTACACATCAGGAGGAATCCCCCAATGCGCTGCAAAGTTCAACTTTTTGTTGCTGGTAAGGTTTTTGATGAGATTGTCGAAGCACGTGACTATCAAGATGCAAGAGAAACTGCACTTGCTCGTAATCCTAAGGCTAAAATTATCAGTGTAACTGCAGTATTCGGATGACTGAAAAATTTCAAAAACCATCTATTGAACGTCCAGGTGTTCTTAATGCAAAACCAGGAGACCCAGAAGGATATGTGACTAAGGATGGAATGTGGGCAGCAGTTCCAATGATAAATTCTAAAAAATTTGTTATTATCCATAACGGACAACAGATTCATATTGCTAATAACTACAAGTCCGCAAAAACCTACATTCAAAAGTCCGCAAAAGGTGCATCGGTTTCAAGCCTGGATCAATTTCTTGGTTAAATAGTGTAGCAGTATTACACATTATGGAAGAATCTCCTGAAGTCAGATGGAATCGTGGTCTTGATCTGTTTATTGAGAGTGTTCATAAACCAGATCACGAACTTCGTCAATGTGCTCATAATCAGAAATGCTATCACGAACTGATGGCAGTGCGTGAGCACGTGTTAGAATATCTAAAAACTATCAGACGATGACTTATTACGCTTGGTTTATCGTATTTGCAGTAGTGGCATACTTCATCGTAACTGATGAAAGTGTTGCCGCTGCTTTTTATTATGTGTTTAGGTTAGCAAAGTCTAACTTTGAGAAACAAAAGTGGTGGTTATTGAACAACCCACGCAATCCTGTGGTAAAATATCTAATGTGGCGACGTTCTATGAAACTCGCAAAAGAGTTGATGGACGAATACAAAAATAAATAACATTATACCTGGTGTTCCTTATGCTCTCTACGCAGTATCGGTTGAGACTTGAAGCAATCTGTGAGAAGATTGTGCTTCACGAAGAAGTGAGTTTGTCCGACATTATATGGGCAGAAAAACTTGCGAAAGCAAATCGTTCTGCTGGAACAATGCTCCGTCAGGCAAGACGTAAGGCAGAAAATCCTAATATGGATGAAATGGATGACTTCCTAAACTCAATGGATATTGGTGGTCTGGGACACGAACGTTTTGGTCGTCGTGGTTTTGATAATCCTGATGAACTTCTTGATTGGTTTAAGCGTGATGAAGACGAAACCGATTGGAGGACTCGGGATTGACCTACGAAGAGTTTATTCACAAAGGCACTGAATTCTATATGGAAATGGTGCGTCTTGTTGATGCTAAACTCAAATATCGTATGGAGTTCACTGAAGAAGAGAAAGAGATAAAAGACCATATTATGGAGTTTCAACATCAAGTTAAACTGAATGAGTTGAGAGATAAGTTTGAAAAGTGCTTGGAGCAGGAATAAATATTACGCTTGTTTGTCGTTATTCAAGCAGAATGGGGTCTTTTATGACCCTTTTCTTATATAAATAACTATAACGACAAACAAAGCAGATGGAAGAAATCATTAAGGATTTACAGTCCTTTAATCCTGGTGTGCCCAATTCTAGTGAATTTATAGGAGTTTCACATAATTGTGGCACCAAAAATCCTTTTTATGGAATGAAACACACTGATGAATGGAAGAAAAAGCGGAGTGAATTATATAAAGGTAAAGTTCTTAGTGAAGAGCATAAAGATAAAATTAGAAAAACACTTAAGGGACAACCATTTACAGAAGAGAGAAAGAAAAATGTAAGCGATGCCTTATACAAGCAAAAATTTAAAAAATATGCTAAAATGTATGAATTTGAATGGAACGGTAAAATTATTAAAGAATATAACACGATTAAACAACTTTCTCGCAAATATAATATTCCAAAAACCACCTTACTAAGAAAATTGGGCAGAACAAAATAAATATTTTTACATAAAAGTTTTTATATGAAACCTGCAATCCTAATTGCTTGTTTTTTACCTTTAGCAATTATATGGATTATTATAAAATTTTCATTATGGATTTCCTCTATTAATGAAGAGCAAAAGTATGTCTCAGGAGAAAAATACCGAGTTCGGAAAGGATATGTGGAGAACCCATATGGAGACGTTGATGAAGAGGCAGAGAAGGATTGAGATTGCTGAAGTGATTGACGAAGCAATCTGGCGATGGTATTTT